TTTAAAGGTGTTTTCTAGAAAAGATCCAAGAGTTGGCACAGGTAAAAAACCAAAAGGTAGTGGAAGACGTCTCTATACGGACGAAAATCCACGTGATACTGTGTCTATCAAGTTTGCTACTCCTGCTGATGCTAGGAGCACAGTGGCAAAAGTTAAAAGAGTCAACAAACCATTTGCTAGAAAAATTCAAATACTAACAGTAGGCGAGCAAAGAGCAAAGGTTATGGGTAAATCACAAGTGGCTAGTATTTTTAGAAAGGGTAAAGATGCCATTAGAAAAAGAAATAAAACAAGACGTACGTAAGTGGTCTGAACATTTTTTGGAAATACCTAATAAGCATTTAGGTGGCTATCCTGCTTGTCCTTTTGCTAAAAAAACATGGGCTGACAATAAAGTTGTAGTAGAGGTAAAAAGAAAACATAAGTGGTACAAATCAGAATTAAATGCTCACATTAAACAATTAGATTTTGCTGTTCATGAACTATTGATATTTTGTGATCCTTATTTTAATTACTCTCTTGAGGAGTTTCAAAATATAATAGATGCGTACAATCATTGGTATAATAAAAAGGATATATTTTTTATGGGTTTTCATCCCCACAACCCAGCCAACGAGGAGGAACAAGAGTTTCTCGTCACTCCAAATGGGGACACCCCTACTGTAGAAAGTGATTTACGATACTCTATGATGCTTGCACAAAAGTTCTCGCAATTACAGGAAGCTTCTGATAAACTACACAAGGCTGGTTATTACAATAAGTGGCCAAAAGGGTACTATCAAGACGTTGTAGTATCTAGAGCTAAAACCTATAAACGAATATTCGGAGGTCAATATGATGGGTAAAAAGAAAATGGCCATGAAACGAGGTGGATCACCAGTTAAAAAACGTGGCGGTGGAATGTTAATTAAGAAACGTGGCGGCGGTGCCATGGGTCCTAAAAAGAAAATGGCTGGGGGCGGTATGATGGGCCCTAAGAAAAAAATGGCTAAAGGCGGTGGCGTTAGAGACGCTTTAAAACGTCTTAAAAGAAGAACTACAGCAGACATGCCTACAGGTAGAAGTGCTGCAGCAAAAAAAATTGCCAACAAATCAAAATCTTCAAAAATGAAGGGTATGCTAATGGCAGGTAAAGGTAATCCTGCAGGTAAAGATATGAGCACAATGGCTCTAATTAAAAGATTATTAGCGAAAGGCCCACCTAAAAGAAAAGGCCCTATGCCTACTCGTCCTCCAAAGACGATGAAACCTTTAGGTAGAAGAAAGAAAGGCTAGATGCCAACATATGCATCAACAGCTTCATTTGATCTTACAATAGATCAAATATGTCAAGAAGCATACGAACGTTGTGGTTTGCAGATTCGTTCTGGTAATGATTTGCAGACTGCAAAACGTTCACTAAACCTTATGCTTGCCGAATGGGCAAACAGAGGTATAAATCTTTGGACAGTTAAAAAACAAGAAAAAGCATTAGCTGCCTCAACAACTAATTTAACAGGCACAAATTTATTTGGTTCGGGTGCAAACGATTCACAAGAAATTGTTGACATAACTGATGTTATAATAAGAGATTCAAGCAACAATGATTATTCAGTTGATGCTATTAGTAGAGCAACGTATTGGAATTACACAGTTAAAACCACCAGCGGAAGACCAACTCAATTTTATTTTGAACGTACGATAAGCCCAACACTATATCTATATCCTGCAGCTGATACAGCTTATACTCTAATATATTACGCTCTTGTTCGCATGTCTGATTCTGGTGATTACACAAATAATTCTGAGATTCCTTTTCGTTTTCTTCCATGTCTTGTTGCGGGTTTAGCTTATTACATATCTATGAAAAAAGCGCCAGAAAGAATGCAAGCACTAAAACTTTTATATGAAGATGAATTTAAAAGAGCCGCTGACGAAGATGGACAAAGAACAAGCGTATACCTTACACCTCAAACTTATTATCCTACTGGTGGTGGTTATTAATGGGTAAATACGCTACAGGTAGATTTGCAAAAAGAATATCAGATAGATCTGGTATGGCTTTTCCTTATAATGAAATGGTAAAAGAATGGAATGGCTCAACAGTTCATGTCAGTGAGTTTGAAGCAAAGCATCCACAATTAGATCCAAAATATCACCCGACTGATTCTCAATCTTTGCAAAACGCAAGACCTCAAACCGTAAGTGCAAATGTTCTTTTAGGAATTAATATGTTTGCACAAAATATATTTCAATCGGATGGTATGATGCCAAGAGAAGATGATAAAGAGCTATTAGGTCTTTTAAAATTAGGTGAAGTAACTGTGGTGATATCATGACAACATATAGTGAATTAGTAACTCAAATTAGAGATTACACTGAAACTGATAGCACAGTGCTGTCAGATACAATAGTAAACGATTTCATTGAACATGCAGAAAAAAGGATATTTAGAGAAGTCGATTTAGATATTTTTAGGTCTTATCAATATGCAACTTTAACACAAGGCGTGCCTTTTGTATCATTACCTGGTGCAAACTTGGGGCAATTGGCTTTTATTAGATCAGCTCAAATATATGATTCTGCCAATCCTGTAAGATACTACATTTATCAAAAAGACATAACTTTTATGAATGAATATTGGCCAAATCGTCAGACAGAGGCTCAACCGAAATATTATGCAATGTGGGATCAAGATACAATATACCTTGCGCCTACACCAAATTCTGCATATAATATAGAATTAGCTTTGAACAAGCAAGAAGATGGATTGTCGAGCTCAAACACAACAACGTGGGTGAGCACAAACGCTCCAAAAGTCTTACTTTATGCTGCACTTTGTGAAGCATTTAGATTTTTGAAGGGACCTGACAATATGCTTCAATACTATGAGCAAGGCTATCAACAAGCATTACAAGGCTTGCAAATTGAACAACAAGGCAGAAGAAGACGTGATGAACACTATGATGGGGTTCTTCGTTTTCCTCTAGACTCAAAACAACCATAAAGGAGATACAAAATGGCAATATCATCAGCAATATGCAATACTTTTAAAGGAGAACTTTTAGAAGGTAAGCATAACTTTTCGTCTGGTAGTGGTCATACATTCAAGATAGCTTTGTTCACTTCATCAGCTTCCTTGGGTGCATCAACTACTGATTATAGTACATCAAACGAAATAACTAATACTTCAGGATCTGCGTATACTGCAGGTGGAAAAGCATTAACAAACAACGGTGTTACAAGTTCATCTGGAGCTTCAACAGCATTTGTTGACTTTGCAGATGCTCAATTTACATCAGCAAGTTTCACAGCTAACGGAGCTATGATTTATAACACTACTACAGCAGGTGGTTCAGGAACTACTGACGCTGTTTGTATACTAGCGTTTGGTGGTGACTTTACTGCAAGTAACGGTACATTTACTATTCAGTTCCCAACTGCCGACACAAGTAGCGCTATTATAAGAATTGCATAGGAGAAGCTAAATGGCTTTTATCCTAAACGATCGAGTTAAGGTTACCTCGACCACACAAGGCACAGGTGTATTTGCACTTGGTAGTGCCACTGCAGGTTTTGAAACTTTTGCTTCTGGTATAGGTGGTAGTAATACTACGTACTATGCAATTGCTCATCAAAGTTCAGCAGAGTTTGAAGTTGGTTTTGGTACATTAGATTCTGACGGTGACGCACTTACTAGAACATATATTATCAATAGTTCCAATAGTGATGCGGCTGTAGATTTTAGTGCAGGAACAAAAGATGTATTTTGTACGATGCCAGCCTCTAAAGTTGGTTTGCCATTTCCGCAAGAGTATGGATCGTCAAGTGCACCTAAGATAATTACTGTAAAAGTAGGTTCTAAAACAAGTAGTCATCCTTATCCAGCAGGAGGAAGTTCTAGTAGTAATGCCTACTTTTTAGATGGATTAGAATCACCAGCACTACGTTTTTCTGGTGCTGATCCTAATGCCAAATATTACTATAAATTTGACACATCAGACAATAGTAACTCAGGACACCCTTTACGTTTTTATTTAGATGCTGCTAAAAATAATGCATATACAACAGGTGTAACGACTAGTGGTTCTGGAGGTAGTTCAGGGGATTATGTTCAAATAGCAGT